GAATGAGTTGTAGCCGCTAACGTTGCGACTAACATTGGTAAACACAATTCCTTGTATGTATATGTTGTCAAAGATATTCTGAACTACACGAACGCCTGATGCGCCGCCGTTGATGACCACAGTATCGCCTAGCACAATACCTTGATACAGTGTGTCAAATTGACTGTTGCTAAAAGTAATACCTTCAATCTGTTGATCTGTTTGCGAAGCGTAGGTAAAGCCTTTGTACTTGCAATTGTTTAGAATCACACCACTGGTTACCAAACTGGCGGTGCTGGACCAATCAATGGCTCGGGTATCTTCAACGGAATCCACTAGTTCGGCTGTGGTCAAGGGTCCTTCAATGGTGACTGAATCCATACTGCACTGTTCAGCATCTTCCCACAAGAAACCATTGTTCACCTGGTTGGTGGTGAATGACATGGCAGAAATTTCAATATTGCGTGGAGAAATTGCACTGTTGGTAGCAATGTTTACTCCAGTCTGCTGAAGACTGTCAGCCGTTCGTCCAACGTAGTCAGGTAAACTTTCAAGCACCCAGTAAGTGGCGTTGCCAATCACAATGCCAATTGGCACCGCAGCCAGGCTGCGATAAAAACTACCAGTACTAGAAACCAACACCCCTTCGTCATACGCAATCAAGGAAGTGTGTGCTTGCACATTGAAGTTGATGATACTGCTATCGCTACCTTCGCCGTACAACTTGGCATACGGAGGTATGTTTATGGTATCAGTAACAATGTATGTGCCAGCAGGAAAGAACAAGCTGCGACGAATTTGTGGATTGATTTCTCGGCAATACAACTGATTCAATGCACGATTTATTGCAGCAGTGTCATCTGTGGTGCCATCACCTGTTGCCCCGAAGTCTGTGACTATTGCATAACTGTCCAACCTTGATTGCAAACTTTGACTAACGGGACTTCCAGCAGTGGCACCTGTTTGCACAGTGTATCCGGCCGCTGCGCCGTCGTAGGTGTAGGAAGTTGCAAAACCAAGGATATCTGAAAATTCAGTTAGTACTTCGGTGTTGCCCACAACAGGTGCACCGTCTTCGATGGTTCCATTGCCAATGAACAATCTGCGGTCGTCTACAGCCCAGCCTAGTTCGGCGCCAGCTAGGGGTTGTGGTAAGTCGGTTGTTAGACCCTTACGTTGGGTTATTCTTGAAATTTGTACAATTGCCACGATTTGTGATCCTTACAGGGTATCACATATTTAGCGTGTGGCGTAGTACTGCTCGACTCGTTTCATCCACTCATTGTTCCAGTGTGCAAATTCGTCGCCTTCAATCACGTACTCAGTGTATATGGGTTTGCCCAAGCTGCCATCAGCTAGAACATCAGGCTGTTGAGCCATTAAAATAACACCGCAGTCAATGGTTGTGCCGTGGGTTTCATTGTGTGCGGCAGCATACGCTGCCAGCTGTACAAAGTAATCGTCAATCCATTCACGTTTTTTGGGCTTGTTGGTTTGTTTGAAGTCCATGATTGCTGGACGACCCTTCCACAATCCCAAACAGTCTGTGGTACCGGCATATAACCCACTATAATACACAGGGACTTCAACACCCCAGCACTCGTTCACATGCTGTAGACCTTGCGTGATTACTTCTGCTGCCATGAACCATGAAGGGTGTGCAAACGGGTTTCCGGGCAAGGGTTTCATGTCGTCATGCAGCATGTAGTGCTCAAGATAGCTGTGCATGCGTGTGCCACGGCTGGCAGCTTCTGTGGTAATTTCTTGAGCTTTTTGTTCGCCCACTCGTCGACGCCAGTTGGCCAGAACTTGACGTTTTTCTTCTGATTTGGTTCGATCCAGGATTGTGGTCACACTGGGCACTTTGCTGCCATCGGGTAGGCAGTAGTGTCGTTTGCCGTCAATGGTTTCTCGGTTGCAAGGGGTATAGTTATATCGTTGTGTAATCATTAATTTTTTGTTGTATCTGATTCATCATGTGTTGATCCCAGTCGGTGTTCATCAACAGTGAATAATTGTGTTCGACCACAGGATTTATTTTTTTAAAAACTTCTTGCTGATCCATGTTACACAATTTTTTAACTTGCTCAAACGCAGCTGACCATCTTTGTTGATTGTCAGGTATCTGGTCATAGCTTTCATCAATCACATTGCCGAATGTTTGAAATCCAATTTGTTGTAGATTTTCTAAAAATTTATATCCTGAAAACATCACAAACAATCGCTTGGCCAGCAATGCCTTGGCAGTTTTTTCAGTGTAAAAAGAATAGAAATTTTCAAAGCCAGTTTCAGCTATTATACTATAAGCAGTTTGATTGTACACGTCAATAGGTATAACTCTAGACAATGGCTGCTGCTGACCGTGATAAGAAACTTGTTGCCAAGTTATTATCAGATGTTCAGTATGCTCAACTTCCAACTTGTTGATATTTGAATCCCATTCAAATTTTATGGAATTGTCGTTTAAAAATGGATTTAAGTATGTTAGTTTAATTTTGTTTTGAAGATTGTTGTCTTTTATTTGTTGATATAAAAAATCTCTGTGTGGTCGGATTTGCCCCAACAGAGCATCAAAATATAGAGGTGTTGTACGGTTGTGATTCAATTCTTGGAGTTTGAACAAGATGTTAGAATAAAACATTTGGGTGTTGTTCAAATAAAAATTCCATAAAATTACATTTTTTTTATCTATATACGAGTTGTTTATGTGCCCCGGGATTACCCAATGCACATTTGACTGACAATGCTGTTCGAACAACTGTTTATGATAAGGGTGGATTTCGTTATCAAACGCAAATACTAAATTGCTGTTTGATTTTAGTTGTTGTATTAGGTTTGAAAACCCGTTGCTTTGTGTCCATTTTACTCTGTCTTCTTCTGACTCAAAAGGTTCAAAACAGTTCTGATGACTGACAAAGGCTATTTTAATTTCAGAACTAGAAGCAACATATTCACCAACTGAACGATACACACAATGCTCAACGTTTAATAAGCTGATAATAGGATTGTGGATGTAGTTGTTGCTGTAGATTGAAATCACAGTCAGACTCGAAAACTTTCTCCGCAACCACAACGGTCACGTTCGTTGGGATTTGAAAATTCAAATCCTTCATTGAGGCCTTGGCGAACATAATCCACAGTCATGCCATCAAGATATACTTCGTGTTTTTTGTCCACCAGCACAGAAAAATCTGGTTGAGCATAATTTATGGTGCTGCTGTCACCAGCGTGTGCATCAACGTATTCTAGCACATAAGCCAGTCCTGAACACCCAGTGGTTTTTACTGCCAGACGTATGCCTATGCCACCGCGTTTTTCTAACAATCGTTTGATTTTGTTTCGAGCAGTGTCAGTGAACAAGATCATGTTTGACCCTGTAGTCAGCTACCGCCGCTTTGATGGCATCTTCTGCAAGTATTGAACAATGAATTTTAACAGGGGGGAGGGCAAGCTCAGTAGCAATTTCGCTATTTTTGATCGTTTCCGCCTGCTCAAGGGTACGTCCTTTGACCCACTCAGTAACAAGCGAACTTGACGCAATCGCGCTGCCGCAACCGTATGTTTTAAATCTTGCATCTGTGATTATTCCATCCGTGACTTTGATTTGCAGTTTCATCACATCACCGCAGGCCGGAGCTCCTACCATGCCTGTGCCCACATCTGTGTCTTCTTTGGAGAAACTGCCCACATTCCTGGGATTCTCGTAGTGGTCTACAACTTTTTCTGAATATGCCATAAAATTTTCCTTAGTTTGATTATAAGGTATTTAACGACAAATGTCAATACAGTTTGGTGTTAAACGCCGCGATCTTTTTTCATTGCCGATTTGGCAGCGGCAGCCACAATGTTCTGAGCTTTGTTAACTGGCATTGTGGCTGGTGCAGGCGCTTCACCACCTTTGAACACAATTGGATCCTGAGAGTCTGGTGCCAGCGGTTCCAGTAAATTGCTCAGCGGGGGTTGTCCCACCAATTCAGCAACGTTTTGGTCAGTGACATTGATGTCCAGGCTCTGAGCCAGACTGATAAATGCCTGTTGACTGATTTGTTTTTGACTGCCAGTGTCTTCGGCTCGCCCGTTAAGAAATGAGACCAAGCCCATCAACTGATCAGGCTTGGGAGTAAATTCTGAGAGGCCGCCGTCGACTTCAAATATTTTCATTATCTACGTGCTCGGCCCAGGCCAGCACTTGCAGGTGGTTCGGCTTCTGGGTCAGCAGCAACATCATCAGCTGCGCCCATTTCGGCGCCCAGGTCAGCACCCATTTCGGCGCCGGCCATTGCACCGTCAGCAGCAGCATCAACTGGTGCTTGTGCAGTGCCTGTGACCACACCCAGAGCTTGATCCATTTGTAGCTTGGCAGCCTGCAGATTTTGCATCAATCCAGTCAGCGCAGCACTGGCGTCACCATTGAATTGTGCAGCTTGGTCGATGCCAACTTGATTTTTTATCGAATCAACCAAGGCTGGCAGTTCTTTGAATTGCAACTCAGATACATCTTCCAGCATGCTTTGCATCTTGTCAACCATGTCTTGGGCTGCCAACACAACTTGTGCCTGTTGCACTTCGCTTTCGGTTAGTCTACGTCCCAGTTGACGACGACGATAGCTTTCGGCCTGCATCAGTGCAGCGCCAGCCACCAGCTTTTGTTCGTCGGGATTGAGGGTTTGCCCAGCGGTGCTTTTCTTGAGAGCAGCAGCCAGCTTGGGATCCTTGACCTTGGCCACAGCAGCAGCCGGATCAACTTGTCCGTTGGCACCAGGTGCATCCATCTCTTTGAGACGTCCACGAAGAGCCTGTTCCATCATTACCAGTTTGAGATAACTGGGGTTCTTTTCACTGTGATGGCGAGCTGTGGTGTTCTGGTGTTCACCCAGTAGGCCACGCACACGATCAAGCATGCCAGCAGTTTGACGACGACTAAGTTGGTCAAAGCTGATGCGTGAACCAAAGTAGCTTTCGAATACTTTGGCGATCTGTTTACTTGGCTGAGGGGCCGCTAGTTCTTGCAGTTTCATTTGAGAATCCTCTAATTTGCATATATTTAGCCGAGTTTACACATTTCTCCAATTCAGATGATACTGAATTTAACAGAATTTGTTTGGGCTGTACTTTCATGTTTATGATTTCATAAGAGTGAGTTGACTGACTACGTCTAGCTATGCCTTGACGGCAATGGATATCAGCTGTTAATGTTTGTTTTCTACGGTCTAGATTCAAAATAGTGTTGGCCAATGTCAGTTGATTAAATTTGTCTGCCACACACCAGCTCACAGCATTGCGCTTGCTGTCAAAGCAGTGTATGTCATCTGACCAAGTGCTGACCATGTATCCGTAGAGGTGTTGTGCCACACGATACTTGCCAAACACAATATATTC